CAGCGCGAAATCAACATCACAGGGACTCCATTACTAATAGCACTGACACCAGAATGGTTGTTCAAAACACGCGTGTTTCAAAAATCGATTGCAATGTGGCAAGGTGCAGCAGCTTCTTATGACATAAGACGACCTGTCATGATGGGCACAATGTGTAACACAGCCCTAATTCTGTATGGGCTTGTACAAAGGAAAAAATGGGCAGTTGGCACTGGTGTAATAGGCAGTTGGTCTCTGACCGTTGTTTCACATTTCGTTAGGAAAAAACGAGCCAAATTGTTACATGATCAGTACGTCAAACAACGTGATGCATTACCGGAATATGCACAAAAGATCCGTGATGGTAAGTTTCCCACAGGTGTGCTGTTTGTGGCAACCTTGACCATCGCTGTTAAGTTCGTGAAATTATGGAACAACAGACGATTGGACGGTGTTGAAACCCAAGCTGAAATTTCTGTGAACGGTGATGATAGTCCAGGTTGGTTTGGATGGGCAATGAGTAAGCTAGGTTGGAAAGCTGAACCTGGTGTAATGAATGCTTCTCCGGTGCAAGTCACTCATGGTTGTTTGAAACAACAATGGTGGGGACATTTCACCCGTGAAGATGGAAGCTCGTTGGGTTGCAATGTCTTGTGTCCAATGAAAGGTGTCTTATGGATGCCTTTACATATATTCTACGAGGATTGTGACATGTCTAAACCGCTACAACGATTGATACATGCTGTGGTGTTTAGGGACAAGAAGATGACTTGTAGTCAGATCAAGATTAAGATAGAACTGGGTGTTAATGCAGTTTACATGCCTGGTCTTGATTTGGTGGCTGCATTTGTTGAGCGTTGTCCTGATGTGCCGAAGAATTTGATGAAACATTTGCCGAAAACAAAACCAGTTGGAACGTCCATGAGTACTATTTCGGGACGTGACAAACATATGAACGTGTTTTCAGAAGTTGTCACTGTTGAACACTGCATGACGGGACATTGTTTCATGGACATGTACGGCGGTTATTACACGACCTCTCGCGCACGTTCCGGCACTTGCATGTCGTTGATTATACCTGAAGGGAAAAATTCGATGATTGCCGGCTTGCACATCGGTGGTACGCCTAAGGACAATTATGGCGTAATGATGACAGTGACCCAACAAGACGCTAAAACTTTGCATGATAAGTTGTTTTCGTTACCTGGTGTGAAGGGGTTGGCAATGTCCACTCCACTTCCCGAAACGCAGTTTGGAAGGAAAGTGTTGAGTACCAAGGACGTCCACCCACATGCGAAAGCGATTCATGCGTTAGGTGAGACAGCGCAAGTAGATGTGTTAGGATCAACACATTTGCGAAACCAAGCACGAAGCAGGGTTCAAGAATCAGTGATATCTGCTAGTGTGGAAAAACATTTCAAGATTAAAAATCAGTGGGGAGCACCGCGATTGGTGCCTAATTGGGCTGCGTTTAATGCCACATTGGAATATATTGTGGATCCAGCTGATATGTTCGTTCCTAGTATTTTACAAAAGGCACGAGCAGATTTTATGGCACCATTGTTGGAAATTGCGCGGAAAGAAAATTCTGTTAAACCACTGACAGATAAAGAATCAGTGTTGGGTGTTCCAGGCAAGAGGTTTTTGGATGCATTACCCATGAACACGGGAATGGGTTTTCCAGTTTTTGGACCGAAAGGAAGATGGTTCACAGACATTTGGAAGAATGGTGTATTAGAAGACAGAATACCAGACCCTGCAATTTTGGAAGAAGTCGAGCGTTTACGTGCGTGTTGGTTGAACGGCGAGAGAGCATATCCTATTTGTACTGCTACGCTTAAGGACGAACCGACGGAACTTGGCAAGGAAAAAGTGCGAGTTTTTCAAGCAGGTGCAGTTGCTTTTGGTTTGCAGATTAGGAAATATTTTCTGCCCATAGCACGGCTGATGTCCATGCACAGTTTTGCGTCTGAATCTGCTGTCGGGGTGAATGCATTTGGCCCCGAATGGAATGAGCTAATGAACTATGCAGAGAAATATGCAGAGAAAAGACGAATGATTGGATGGGACTATTCAAAATACGACATACGAATGAGTTCCCAAATGACGTACGCAGCATTGATGGTGTTTTATGACATTGCTTGCGAGCTTGATTATTCGGAAGAAGATTTGTTGATAATGAAAAATATGATTACTGACATGATCCATCCTGTTATTGATTACAATGGGACGTTGATTATGGCCTACAACATGAACACTTCAGGAAACAACATAACGGTTTACATTAACGATATTGTGAATTCGTTGCTAGTGAGGATGGCATTCTTTTCTTTGTGTCCGGATGAGAGCAATTTTCGTGCTTGTGTTGCTGCCATTACGTATGGTGATGACTTTATCGGGAGTGTTATTGAACGGTGCCGAGACCGATTCAATTTCCGAACAGTCAAGGCGTTTTTGGCGCAGCACGGTATGAAAATTACGTTGCCTGACAAATCGAATGATGAAGCCGACGACTTGCCTTTGGAAAGCGTAGATTTTTTAAAACGCACTTCTAATTGGATACCTGAGATAGAAACAAGATTGGGTATGTTGTCGTTGAATTCGATTTTTAAGTCACTTCATTCAAATCTGGCATCCAAAACTGATACACCGCGAGAAGTGTCAGCCAGTTGCATCGAAGGCGCGATGCATGAAATTTTTGCGCATGGGAAGGAAGTTTATGATGACTTCCAAAGAAAAATGAAATTGGTGTGCATTGAGTGCAATTTGCCTGTCCCAGCAGTTGAGCACACCTTTGAGGAACGGGTGAAACATTGGCGAGAGAAGTATTCACCCAAAGAGTCTGTGTGACTCTGTACATAAAATTTGGAGGTGGTATTGGATACCATAATTGTACAAAGGGCTTGCCACCTCCTTTACATATACATGCTAGCGCATTTGCATAATTGTACATATTGCATAAAAAACTGTTTATTATCCTTTTACATATTTATATAAAGAGAACCTGAACTCAAAGCAGGCTTATCCGGAAAGTGTCCGGAGAGAAAAGGTGGCTGCTCTAAAGCCACAAGCGCAGGAAAGCGCGTGCCACGAAGAGATTGCCTACACAATGTGGGGTCTCATGGGCAGTGTGTTGGTTTATATTGGTTACGCTGTCTACAAAGACCTTATGTTACATTGGCCTACGTTGGATGAAGTGCGTGAGAAAAAACGCATTAGACAACTTTCCGAAGACGTTCAACCCCAAGCGGAAGAATATTCCGAAGCTACACCCGACATACAATCTCAGAACGTGAAATTTGTCGATACGCACCCAGGGTACAAAGAAGATGTTGCATCAAATTTTGATTACATACGTGATGCTGCACTTTCTTCTGATGCCACTTTGGACGAGTTTTTTAGTCGACCAATACGCATTCAAAGTTATGAGTGGGGGGTTGGAGTTGCTTTGCATGAGAAATTTAATCCTTGGACGAACTACTTTCACAATGTGCGTGTGATCAATCGCATAGCAAATTACAAATTGATGAGAGCACGGTTGCATGTTAAAGTTACGCTGAATGGGAACGCTTTTCATTACGGGCGATTGATTGTTTCTTACAATCCTTTGCCCGTAACGGATTCAATGACGGTCGACAGATCATTTATTGATGCGGACGTTATTGCTGCAAGTCAGCGTCCACACATTTACTGTGACCCGACAAATTCTCAAGGAGGAGAGATGGTTTTACCTTTTTTCACTCCAAACAACGTACTGGATATTACAACGTCAGATTGGCAGGAATTGGGCGAGATGACATTACATTCCATACAACCCCTCAAACATGCTAACGGAGCTACAGATTTGGTTACCGTCAATGTGTTTGCTTGGGCAGAGGACGTTAAGTTCGCTATTCCCACCAATGCTGAACCAGGAGCAATTTCTCCACAAGCAGATGAATATGGCAAAAAACCTGTTTCACGAATTGCAGGTGTCGTTGCCAATGTTGCAGCTCGTTTTATGGATACGCCTATTATAGGTCCCTATGCACGTGCCACTGAGATTGGGGCAACGGCACTGGGGGCTATGGCTACCCTATTCGGTTATAGTTCTCCTTTGATTATAGAGAGTGCTATATACCGACCCACATCTATTTTTAGTTTTGCTACAAGCAACACGAACAATGAAAGTGCAAAACTTACGCTGGATGTGAAAAACGAGTTAACCATCGACCCACGAACAGTAGGGTTGGGTGGTGATGATGAATTGACGATTAAGTATATAACGCAACGAGAGAGTTATTTAACCTCGTTTTCTTGGGCTTTAAATCGTCCGGCTGAAACTGCGCTCTTTATGGCAGTTGTAGACCCGGGAATCCATCAGGTGGTAGGCGTTGAACGTCATTTGCCTGCTACCGCTTTTGCTTCCATGCCTTTTAAGTTTTGGCGTGGTAGCATGAAATACAGGTTTCAATTCGTTTGCAGCAAATATCACAAAGGGAGAGTAAAAATTGTCTATGATCCGTCTTGGTCTTCGAATATTACCACTGAGTACAATACGGCGTATACTACAGTCGTTGATATCAGTGAAAATACTGATTTTGAAATTACTATTGGTTGGGGACAGAAAGATCCATACAGACAGCATTTCGGATTGAGCACTTTACCATCAAATGCTTCCATGTTTCGAACGGCACCACCGTTGTTTCCACCTAATGGTGTTGGCAATGGTGTGATTAGCATGTGGGTAGTTAATGAATTGACTGTTCCAAATACAACCATCAACAACGACATTGAAGTTAATGTTTTTATTTCAGCTGGTGATGATTTTGAGTTGGCTGTGCCATTTGGAGATGAAATTGCACAAGCCAAATATAGGATCCAGTCACAAGTTGCGCTTGCTGGGGCTCGGACAGAAGTTAATTCCGAAGTAGTACCCCAAGCCGGTGAGGAAGAAAAGATGACAGAAGACAACAAACCGTCTCACGTGGCATCCCTTAATGATATGGGACCATATGTCGATCGTTTGGACGATACCAACAAGGTATATTTTGGTGAGTCCATTCATTCATTTCGACAAGTGCTTAAGAGATATAACAAGCACATGCCAGTGGGATTTCCGGTGAACAACAACTTGGCTGAAAGGATAAAGATTGACATCCAAATGCCCAGTTTGCCATTGTATGCCGGTTATAACATTGCCATCGCACCTGGTCTGTCACGAACATTGGCAGATGGCACGCAGTACAACTATGGATACATGACTTTGCTCAATTATTTGACTCCTGCATTTGGCGGGTGGCGAGGTTCCGTTAGATGGATATGGGACACTACGCCGTTTGCTGATGCGCCTGGAGGTCAAGCCACCGCCAAAGTTGAACGGTTATACGCATGCGAAAATGCGTCGTTGATAATGCGGACCTATGGTAATGGTCAACAGTCAGCTTTGGGTTTACGTTCAACAATGGTTCAGGAGGATGGTGTTGCTTTCCAGAATGGAGCCACGTTGCAATCTTGTGCGGTGAATCCAATTGTGGCATTCGAAGTGCCATACATGCGTGACAAGAGGTTTAGTCCAGCCAAGCAATACACGGACAACAACTCTACTACGCATTTGCCAGGCTATGTTATGAGTTTGGAACTGTTTGGTAATAACCAGACTTTCCGCACGCCAATGTGGTCGTACTGTGCAGCGGGTGAAGATTTTAATCTTTTCTTCTTTTTAGGAGCACCCATTATATATTACGATTCTAATTGGCCTTTTTAAAACCACTTACGGGGTGGTGCTCGAACCAAAGGGTTCGTTCAGTGGAATGTCACTTACGACATTATTTTATAGGTTTAGAATTGCACCTTAAGCAATCCGTTTATTTAGTCGAGGAAAGGTCCCTCGAGCGGTGTTCCACGTTACGGAATGTCGTTGGTTTCACATTTGAAGTTTAATTTAGTACACATATTTTACTCCTGGTGTGAACCGGGAGGTTTTGATGTGGCCTTAATTTCAGATGTGATGCCGGTAATTGTACTATGCATTGAAGAAGAAGGGGAGAAAATCCGTTGCACTTCTTTTTTGCTTCCGGCC